ATGACCTCTTCGTCCTTCTCCAGCTTGGCCAGCGCCTTCATCTTCGGCTGGTGCTCCATGCAGACCTTGAAGCGCAGGTTGCGCGCGGTCTGGCGGATGGCATCGGCCGTGCCGTGAATGCGCAGGGTCAGCGCCATGATCAGCACCACGTCGACGCTGTTGAACTTCATCGACTGCGTGCGGGTCAGCCACTTCGGCAGGGTGATAAGCGCGGTCATTGTGCGTCCTCGCAGATCAGGCGGTAGTTTTCGGCAGGGCCCAGCACCTCGGCATAGACGCCGGACATCGCTTCGCACTGCTTCGGGGTGATGGGTTGACTCAGGGCGTGAACCTCGCAGCTATCGAAGGCCGCGCTGGTGCATAGCCAGATCAGCAGGATCTTCATGCGTCACCGCCTTGAGCGACGGCATCCTCGAATTTGATGATCATGAACCGACTGTCATTAGTGCATCCCGTTTCTTTTACCCGGTAACGGGCAACTCCGTACTCGTAGATACCAGCGATGACGCCTTCACGAATGGGAGTGCCGACCGGCAGCGGGGGCTGGATATTGTTAGCCTCGAACCATTCGCGCTCGGCTTTCTTCAGGGCTTCGTCTACCAGGCCATCCATTTCATCGAGCGCTTCCATGTCTTCTCTGGACGTGTCCCAGCTGCACCACTTCTCCAGCGCCTTGCACAAATCGAAGCCGTCCATGCGGTAGCGGTATTCGGAAGCGATGTCGTCGGCGCAGGTAGTCGGCCATTGTTGCTGCGCGCAGATGGTCTTTGCCGCTTCCAGGATCATTACAGGGGTGACTGTTGGTCTTGTGATCATGGGCTGATGCCTCTTGCTTGTTGGGGCGCCGCGTGGCGCCCGGGTTGTGGTCAGTGGAAGTCTACTGCGCCGCCGTCGGCCGCCATGTCGAAGGCCTGGCGCCAGGTCTGGTAGAGCGGATAGAACCAGTCATTCCTGCTCGCCGCGTGCGCCTTGGCTCGTTCGTCGAACTCGGCGAAGTCCTTGGCCAGCTTCTCGCTGACGACAGGGCCAATGATGCCCTCGCAGTCGCTGAAGTTGATCAGTTCCCAGAACGGACCAGCCGAAGCGGCCCAGGCTCCGGCGTCATGCCGCCGCTCGGTGCGGCCGTATATGGTGTAATCGGTCAGCGGGTAGCCGGCGAGCTTTGCCAATTCTTCGCGCCAGGCGTTGTATCCGCCATAGCTGCCCGCGCGGAAACCCATCGAATCCTCGGCGGAGTAGACGGCTCGATCTTCCAGGCCATCTTCGCGGCCAGGGAAATCAAAGTTCGCGTAGACCTTCAGATCGTAGTCAAGCGCCTCGCGCGTCTCCGGGTTGATCGGATCGCCGTCGGCGTCAAACACTGCGTCCAGCTTGGTGAGCTTGCGGTATGCGGTAATGTCGAGCCCCATGGGTGTTTGCCTCTTGGTTATTGGGGCGCCGGAGCGCCCGGGTGTTGTTCGGTTAGTACGCGATCGAGATAGCCGGGATCTTGCGCTGCGCGATCAGGGTGATGACCTTGATAGCGGTTTCCTTGTCGATGCCTTCCGCCATGAAGGCCTCGAGCGCGGCGGTGTTGATCGCCTTGCGGTGCTCGCGGTCTGCCTCGCGGCGGCGGGCTTCCTCTTCGGCCTGGCGCTTTTCGTCGGCGATGCGCTGGCGCTCCTGCTCGGCGGCACGCTCGGCGCGCTCCTGGGCTTCGCGCAGCTGGCGCTCGTTCTCCTGCTGCTGGCGCAGGCGCTCCTGTTCTGCGCGCTGCGTGGCTTCCTCGGCTTCCCGGACCTTGCGTGCGGCCTCGTCGCGTTCGGCCTGCTGGCGGGCCTCCGCTTCGCGCTTGGCCTGCTCGGCAGCTTCGCGGCGAATCTGCTCTTCGCGGTCGCGCTGGGCGCGCTCTTCGGCCTCGCGGCGCAGCCGGGCGAGCTCTTCCTGCTCGGCTTCATACTGCTGGCGCTTCTGGAAGGCTGCAGCCAGGGTGCGCTCGGCGCCCATCTTGGCCTGCTCGGCGAAGCTGGCGAACTCCTGCCAGGTTTCGCCCATTTCGGTACTGACGACCTGCTCCATGCGGTCGCGGATCTCGCACGACGGCAGGTCCTCGAGGCCCTGGCAGATGGCATCGAAGAAGCCCAGGCGCTGCTTCAGGCTATCGACGCGCGCCTTCTCGGCGTTCTCCCAATCGGTCAGCGGCTGGCGAACCTCGTCCTTCAGCTGATCAAGGAAGTCGCGGGCCTTCTTGCGGGTGGCGTCGATCTTCTTCGGGATCTCCTTGTATTCGTCGACCAGGCGCTTGCCTTCGCCGTCAAGGTAGGTCTTCGACTTGGCGACCTTGTAGGCCAGGGATGCGATCGCATCGCGCCCCTTCTTGGTGGACAGGTCCGGCACGATGCCGGTGACGGCCGCCTTGATCTGCTCCAGGTAGGGCTCGATGCTGCCTTCCTTGGTGAAAACCTCGAGGGCGGTTTCCTTCGGGATGACGATCAGCTCGTTCAGTGGTTCGCTCATGGTGATGCCTCGGTAGTGGGATGGATTACTTGCGGTCGATCGGGTTGTTCAGCTTGCCGCCGGTGCGCGACTGCGCGTCTTCCAGGGCGATGATCTTGTTCAGCCGGTAGCGGACCTTTCCGCCGATCATCACCTTGCCCGGCAGCTCGCCGTGCTGGTCGCGGTACTCCAGCGCGCGGACGCCAATGCCCCAGCGGTCGGCCAGCTGCTGCTTGCTGAGCAGGCCGCCATCCTCGAACTTGAGGACTTCGGACAGCTTGTAGCAGGCCTGGTTACGGGTCACGATGAAGGGCGGGCCTTCGCTGGCTCGCCGCATCTTCTTCATCGACCAGACCGATATTCCCCAGCGCTCGGCCAGTTCCTTCGTGGTCAGGAACCGATCATCGATCGGGCTGATGGTCTGCTCATTCATGGTGGTTCTGTTCCTCGTCGGTGGACTCGAACTCAACGTCGATAGGTTCGGGCTCCTGTTCAGGCTGGCGCTGCTGCGTGCCCATGATGCTTGCCAGGCGGCTTGGCGTTGCCGGGGTGTGCGTTACGCGCTCCGCCGGTTTCTCTTCGGCCTTCGGCGTCACGTCGACCATGCGCTGGGCTTCGTCCTCGTCGATGATTCCGGAGAAGCTGAAGGCGTAGCGCGCGGCCTGGATGGCGGCCTTATGGCGAAGCATGCGCGCCGGCCACTTCTTCCAGGTATCAGTGCCTCGCACGCACTCGCTCATGTATTCGGTCACAGCCACCGGGCGGCTGCGATCCTTGCGATACATGCGGCAGGTGACGGCGATCAGTTTGCCGTTCTCGAGCTGGTCGTCGAACTCCATGCCGTCGAATTGCGGGTGAGAGTTGATCAGGGTCATCCAGCCATCGATGCTGACCACCGGCTGAATGCCGCCACCCTTGGCCGGGAAGGCATAGATTTGCTTGGTGATGGGGTCCAGGTCGTACTTCTTGGCCACCATCAGGAAGGCCGCGAACTGCTCGCGGGTCACGTCCACATTCGACGGCATGACCGTGTTTCGCAGGGTCGCCTCGAAGGCTTGCGGGTTCATCTGATAGCGGTCCGCCATGTCGGCCAGGACGCCGCGGTGCTGGGGAGCGGTCACGTTGGTGCCTTTCTGATCTTGCTCGCTCATTGCGATTACCTCGGGGAAAGGTGCCGCACAGCATGGTGCGGCACAGTGCGATTTACTTCACGGTCACACGGAAACCTCGATAGCCAGACCGGCCGCCGACGTAGGAGCCGACATCCGCCTCGGTGATCAGCTTGCCCTGACTAGGCTTCGTGGTGCTGGCGCTGATCGTGAAGCCGGAGCCGATTACCTTGGATGCCTCGCCGATCAGCATCAGCGTCTCAGCCTTGGCGGCATCCTTGCGAGCCTTGGCGGCCTTCTCGTCAGCGGACGCGGCGTTGTATTCGGCGACCAGTTCGGCCAGCCGATTGTTGCCGGTCATGTCCACCGTCTGGCCGTTGTCGTTGGCAAACAGCTTGGCGATGGTGTCACCGTCCTTGCCATAGTCAGGCTCAGGAGCAATGCCAGCGTCGACAGAGGCCCAGAAGGCGGTGATCCGCTCGACGATCAAAGCACCGTATTCGCGGTTGCGCAGGCGGTGGAACGGCTGCGGCGTGTTGCCGCCGACCAGCGGAGCGATCATCGTCCACTCGACATCGGCGACTTCCTGCTGGTGCTGGACCTGCAGCTCGATGTGCGGCGGCGCTTCAAGGTTGTCGCCATCAGCGATCCAGCCACGCTTGAACGCCAGGCCATCGACGTTCTTGATCTCCATGATGCCGACGCCGTGCTGGCGGAACAGGTCGCGGTAGGTTTCGTCGCCCTTGAAGCCTTCGGCGATGCCGACGATCTTGAAGTCGAAGCTGGAGCCCATGCGCAGCTCAGGAAGGCGCATGTAAGTCTTGAACGGCTCGATGACCAGGCCGTAGTCCTCGGCGATGCCGTAGGCGATGGCAGCCTCGAGGCGGTTGCCCCAGATCATGCGGCTGTTGGTCTCGAACTCGACCACCAGATGACCGCGCTTGCGGTGCCACAGGTCGAACTCGGTCATGTAGGGCGAGCAGCCGAACAGGGCGGCGCATTCGGTCGAAGTCAGGTCTTTCTGGCGGAGCGCAAGCCAGGCTGCCTCATCGGCGCATTCGATGGTTTCGCGGTTCATGTGATGCCTCATCAGTTGGGCCAGCACCGTGCTGACGGTGCGAATCATGGCTCAAATGGTGCGACTGCGCAACCACCTTTTTCGCGTTTCATGCAAAACGATTCGTGAATCGGTGCGCTGGTTACATCCTGCTGATCAGGATCGGGCTTGCCCACTCCAGGCGCTCGGAGTCCTTGGTGTAGGGTCCGGACAGGTTGAGCGTGCCTTCCCTATAGCCGCGTCGCACGGTGGCCAGCACGGCAGGTCCGCCGTCGACCTTCGCCAGGCAGAAGCGCCCGATCGCGTCAGGCTCGACCTCATCCGTCTTTACGCAGAAGAACACCCAGCCGTCAGCCCACGACAAGGCAGTGTCGGCGGTGCGCGCCTGGACCGCCACCACATTCTCCGGCAGCGCGACAATCCCGAACGAAATCAATCCTGATGCTTGACTCTGCTGGTTCTGAAATGTGACCATTGCCCTCAGAAATCAAACCAACGCGGAGGTTCAATGGAAATCACGAAACCCGACCAGCTGACCGGCCAGGTCATCAAGCAGATGCGGGAGGGGTCCGGAAAAACTCAGACCGAGTTCTGGGGCCCGATCGGCGTCGGCAAGAGCCGTGGCAGTGGCTACGAGCGCGGGACGCACAGCGTCGACGAGCCGGTTCAGCTGCTGGTCTACTTGGTCCACGTCTGCGGAATCCCGGTCAACCTGTCTCACAGCGCGATGCTCACCATGGGCAACGTCGCCAACGGTATCGGCAACGGCATCACTGCAATCGATGAAGCAACGGCTGAGGCACTGGCTGCAATCAACAATCTGAAAAGCGCAAAGGCGCTGCTGGGGGCGTAACAATGGCAAGAGGCGTAAACAAGGTCATCCTGATCGGCAATGTCGGAGGCGACCCGGAAACTCGCTACCTGCCCAATGGCAACGCGGTGACCAACATCACGCTTGCAACCACCGACAGCTGGAAGGACAAGCAGACCGGCCAGCTCCAGGAACGCACCGAATGGCACCGTGTCGTGCTGTTCGGCAAAGTCGCCGAGATCGCCGGCGAGTACCTGCGCAAGGGTTCGCAGTGCTACATCGAGGGCCGCCTGCAGACCCGTGAATGGGAAAAGGACGGCATCAAGCGCTACACCACAGAGATCGTCGTCGACATGAACGGCACCATGCAGCTGCTCGGCGGCCGTGGCGGCAGCTCCGATGATGCTCCGCGCCAGCAGCGCCCGCAGCGCGAGCCGCAGCAGGCCCCGCGTCAGCAGGCCCAGCCGCAGCAGCCCGCGCCGGACTATGACAGTTTCGACGACGATATCCCTTTTAATTAAGTCCCGTTGTAATATCCGCAAGTAATCTGTCAGAATCTCCGGGACCGAAAACATAGGAGGGTCTGATGTGGATAGTAAAACCTGCTTCAAGTGCAACGAAACCAAGGCTTTGAGCGAGTTCTACAAGCACAAAGCTATGGCTGATGGGCACCTGAACAAGTGCAAGGCCTGCACGAAAGCTGACTCTGCAAAGCATAGGCTCGAGAACATCGAGGAAATCCGAGCATATGACCGGCGGCGCGGCAATCGCCAAGCCAAGGGATACGTCCAGGAATACCGGGCGCGCTTCCCGAACAAATACCGAGCCCATGTGATGGTGAACAACCAGATCAGGGCCGGGAACCTAGCGAAGGAGCCGTGCGAGGTTTGCGGCAGCGAGAGGGCGGTGGCGCACCACGACGACTACAGCAAGCCGCTGAATGTTCGCTGGCTCTGCCAGGCGCATCACAAGCAATGGCACGCCAAGCACGGCGAAGCATTGAATCCATAACCAAGAGGCATCACCCAATGAGCGTATTTTTCCGCAACATCCTGGCCTACCGACTGACCCAATCCGTCGAGATCACCCACGACGCCCTGGCCGCGAAGTCGCACCGCGAGCCTGGCGCCAATGAGCTGTCGACCTATGGCTTCGTGGCGCCATACGGCACCGAGCTGTGCATGACCGTGCCGTGCGGTGCCATCGGTCACGCGACCATCATCGCCACCAAGAAGACCGAGCGCATTCTGCCAGGCTCCGTGGTGCGCGATGCCCTGAAGAAGAAGGTCGACGAGATCGAGTCCGAGCAGCAGCGCAAGGTCTACAAGAAGGAGCGCGACCAGCTGAAGGACGAAATCGTGCAGGCGCTGCTCCCGCATGCGTTCTTCCGCCACAAGACCACCTTCGCAGCCATCGTCGGCGACCTGATCCTGGTCGACGCTTCCAGCGCGAAGGCGGCCGAGGACCTGCTGTCGACCCTGCGCGAAGCGATCGGCTCTCTGCCGTGCCGGCCGGTGACCGTGAAGATCGCGCCGTCGGCGACCATGACCGATTGGGTTAAGGCGCAGAAAGCACCGGCTGATCTCTACGTCCTGGACGAATGCGAGCTGCGCGACACCCACGAAGATGGCGGCACCGTCCGCTGCAAGCGTCAGGATCTGACCGGGGAAGAAACCCAGCAGCACCTGGAGGCCGGCAAGCAGGTCACCAAGCTGTCGATGGCCTGGCAGGACAAGCTGTCCTTCGTGCTCGATGACAAGCTGACGATCAAGCGCCTGCGCTTCGAGGATCTGCTGCAGGACCAGGCCGAGCAGGACGGCGGCGACGATGCGGCGAGCCAGCTGCAGGCCTCCTACGCCATCATGTGCGGCACCTTCGGCGAGTTCATCCCGGCGCTGCTCGAAGCGCTGGGCGGTGAAGAAGTGCCGCAGGGGCTTTGACCGTGGAGTTCGGCGTGGTGATTGCCTTCGTGGCCGGCGCCTGGTTCGGCTGTGCTGCCGGCGTATTGGTCGTGTGCCTGTGCAATGCGGCGGCCGGCGAATGAAGCTCTTTTTGCGCAAGCTACCCGGCGGAACACTCGTCCCCGACAACGACGAAACCGCCGAGTGGCTGCAGAAAGTGAAGAACGGCGATGTGCTGGGCGGCGAGTTCGCCCGGCCTCGCAACTACCGCTTCCTGAAGAAATACATGGCGCTGCTGCGCTTGGCCTATGACGCATGGGAGCCAGCCCTGGCTGAGCACAAGGGGCATCCGGTGGTGAAGAACTTCCATCGGTTCCGCAAGGACGTGGCGATTGCCAGCGGGTTCTACGAGCTGACGGTCAACCTGCGCGGCGAGACGCGGGCCGAGGCCAAGAGCATCAGCTTTGCGCACATGAGCGAGGAAGAGTTCGACCAGCTGTTCCAGAAAACCATCACCCTGTTCCTGACCAAGTACCAGATCCTGGCGAATTACCGGGACGCGGCCGAGGTCGAGCGGGTGGTCGAGGAAATTCTGAGGTTCGCATGACACACGACGAGAAGCGCCACCTATCCAAGGTGGCGGCGCTGGGCTGTATCGCCTGCATGATCCAGGGCACGCCAGGTACGCCGGCCGAGATCCACCACATTCGCGCCGGCAAGGGGCGCGGCCAGCGGGCCAGCCACTATGAGGCTATCCCGCTCTGCCCTGCGCACCATCGCGGTACGGCGCACCCGCAAGTGCCGAGCATTCACCTTGCAAAGCGCGCCTTCGAAGCCGAGTTCGGCACCGAGCGCGAGCTGCTGGATCGTGTTCTGCAGGAGGTCTGCGCATGAACCCGCACGCCACCTGGCGCCAGCTCCGGCAGCGCCTGATCGCAGGGCAGGCCGTCAAGGACTTCGCCTCCTGCTGCACGCTGGTCCGCATCGAGGGCGACAGCTTCCTGTTCGAAACCAACCAGGCCTTCACCAAGGGCCAAGCCAACAAGCTGGCTCAGGCGATCAACCGCACCATTGGCGTGCCGGTGGCGATCGTCATCCGCCGCCTGCCGACCGGGCTGAGCCAGCGTTTTTACAGCGACAATCAGAGGAAATCCGCTTGAACACACCAGGATATGAACAACTGGCCGCCGTGCTACAGGCTGCTTTCGACCAGGCTGCCGCCGGCAAGGGCGCCGAGCGCCACGCCAACGGCCTACCGTTCCATGAGCAGCGCATGCAGACCATCAGCACGCTGCTGGATTCTGACGCCGGCATGGCCTTCCAGGTCTGCAAGAAGGTGACCGAGGGCATGCGCCTGCCCCATGAGGCCCGCGAGCGCGAGCTGCTGGGGGCGATCGTTTACATCGCCGGCATGGTGATTTTCCATCGGCAGCGCCAGCCGACTGCCGAGGCCCCGGCAGAGCTATTGCCCACGGAAGAGCGCGAAGTTCTCAAGAGCCTAGCGACGAAAGGCGAGCGCGAGCCGGTCGGTCCCGATCTCCGCTTCGATCAGACCGGCCGACAGGAGGTGGTGGAGCAGAACGGCAATACCGGCGAGCATTACGCCGCCAAGGTGGTCGAGCTGCCGAACACTGACGCCCTTGTCGATCCGAGCGGAAAACCGAAGTGGGATGATGCGCCGGTCTGGGCGAACTACCTGACGCAGGATTCCCGCGGCGTCTGGGCCTTCTGGCAGAAGGAGCCGCGGCGCATCCGTGTGGGCTGGGTGAATGACGGCGGCATGCGTGCCGAGGTCAATTCCGGCAAGGTTGCTGGCGACTGGCGTGAGTCCCTGGAAATGGCGCCCGGGCTCTACTCGTCGGAGAAGCGCGCATGATCATCGCCTGCGATCCAGGATGCTCGGGGGCCATCGTCACCCTCGACGACGACGGGCGGTATGTGTCCCACCTGCTGATGCCGACGATCAAAGTCGGAAAGTCAAGCCGGGTGAACGGCGCGGCGGTATCTGCCTACCTGCGCGAGGCGGTGCGCGACAGCTTCAGGCCGGCGCACTGCTACCTGGAGTCGGTTCACAGCATGCCGAAACAGGGGGTTTCGAGCGTGTTCACCTTCGGCCATGCCGCCGGCCTGGTGGAGGGCGTCATCACCGGCATGGGCATCCCGCTGACCCTGGTAACGCCGCAGGCCTGGAAAAAGCACGCCGGGCTGATCGGTTCGGACAAGGACGCTGCTCGATCGCGTGCCGTCCAGCTCTTCCCCGAGCTGCGTGTTCTCGACCAGAAGGCCAAGGGCCAGGCCGTGGCCGATGCTCTGCTGATCGCTCGATACGGGCTTTCGCGCGCGCCGAGTGGTTCGGTTTCATAACCAGTCGGTGCTAGAATCAGTCCGCTGCCTGATTCGTCAGGCCAAAAAGAAAACCCCGGCGCGATGTGGAGTCACGCCGGGGCCAAATGCCAACTTGCCGTAAGGAGCGAGGCCTATGATAGCCGAAGCTGCTGTATTGCGAAACCACACCACTGCATCGCAGTGCGCCAAGATCCTCGCCCGCCTTCAGGCTGGGAAAACCATCACGCCGCTGGAAGCGCTCGATGAATACGGCGTCGGGCGCCTGGCCGCCCGCGTGGCTGACCTGCGCAATGAAGGCCATGTCATCAACTCCAGGCTGATCACCGTCTTCAACCGCGACGGCGCTAAGTGCCGCGTGGCTGAGTATTCCATGACGCAAGGCGATGCCTCGCTGGAAGGTGCCATGTGAAGTTCGGCAGCGTATGCAGCGGCATCGAAGCTGCTTCGGTTGCATGGGAACCTATCGGCTGGAAGGCCGCATGGTTCGCCGAGATCGAGCCATTCCCCAGCGCCGTACTGGCGCACCGTTTCCCTGAAGTGGAGAACCTTGGCGACATGACCGCTATTGCTAAGCGTGTCCTGACTGGTTCGATTGCAGCACCAGATGTTTTGACTGGCGGAACACCCTGCCAAGCCTTTTCCGTCGCCGGCATGCGTGAAGGCCTGAACGACCCGCGCGGCGCCCTCACCATCAAATTCGTGGAACTAGCCGATGCAATTGACCATGTTCGCGCCCAGCGAGGCGAAGCCGCTTCCATCGTTATCTGGGAAAACGTCCCCGGCGTCCTCTCCGACAAAGGCAACGCCTTCGGATGCTTTCTTGGCGCGCTGGCTGGGGAGGACTGCGAACTGCAGCCTTCAGGGAAGCGGTGGACGGACGCTGGTTGTGTGTATGGACCCAAAAGAGCAATCGCGTGGAGGGTTCTTGACGCCCAATATTTCGGCCTGGCCCAACGCCGCCGCCGTGTGTTCGTTGTGGCAAGTGCTCGAGAAGGGTTCGATCCCGCATCGGTACTTTTTGAGCGCGAAGGCGTGCGCCGGGATACTCCGCCGCGCCGAGGCGAGGGGCAAGACGCTGCCGCCGGCACTCTCCGAAGCACTCAAGGCGGCAGTGATGTCGACCACGCCCGGGCAGGACACCTGATCGCTTTCGGCGGGAACAATCAGGCCGGCCCAATCGACGTTGCCACCGCCTGCCGAGCAAAGGGCGGAACAGGTCACGGCGACTTCGAGAGCGAGACTTTTGTGGTGGCCGGCACGCTCCAGGCCAACGGCAAAGCAGCCGGAAGCGCCACACAGCAGGATGCGGAAAGCGGCCTGCTGGTGGTGCACGGCACGCAAGACCCAGATGTGCGCCTAGATCAAGCGCACACCCTGGGCCGCAATAACGGCATGGAAAATGCGCTGCTCGCCTTCAGCTGCAAGGATCACGGCGAAGATGCAGGACAGATCAGCCCGACGCTACGCGCCATTGGGCATGGAGGCAGCCACGCCAATGCAGGTGGGCAGGTTGCCGTCTGCGTAACTGGCGACATCGCTCACACGCTGAAGGCTGAAGGCTTCGACGCAAGCGAGGACGGCACAGGGCGCGGACAGCCGATTGTTCCGGTCGCCTTCACGCAGAACAGCCGCAGCGAGGTTCGCCAGATCAATGGCGACGGGCAGATCGTTGGAGCGCTTGCCGCAGAGGCAGGAGCTCAGCAGCAGAACTACCTATCGGTCGGCTCTGCGGTACGCCGCCTGACCCCTACCGAATGCGAGCGACTGCAGGGTTTCCCTGAGATTAGGAAAACATTCACAATGTCGGTGTCATTCGATGGAGGCGCCGATGAATGTTCAGGCCATCAAAAGAGCTCTGCGCGTGCGGAAGCAAAAAGTCTCAGGTCGCAAAGCAATGCCTTGCATGCCGAAGAAAGCGAGTTTCTGTCCTGTGCGAGCACTGCAGAAAGGAGTTTAAGTGCAGACCTGGAAAGCTCAAGCGAACATGTTCTCGTGAGTGTGCTGATCGACTCAGAGCGGCAGCATCTTCAGATACGCAGTGCAGGAAAGTTGCTCTTGTCTGTGAGCACTGCGGAGCAGAGCGAATGGTGTCACATTCCTATCAGTCGCGCAGATTTTGCTCAGTTGATTGCAAGGATGCACATGTTCGAGGAGATCGCCACCCACGCTGGAGGGGAGGCCGAACAGCAGAGCACGATCTGTTCTACTCATCGGCAGAGTGGAAACGTGCGTGCGCAATTGTCTGGGCGCGAGATAGGCGAACTTGTCAACGATGCGGAGAGGTTCACAAGCGACCTGCGCGATTGTTTGAAGTTCACCACATCGGCAGTCGAGCAAAGTTCCCAGAGCTACGACTTGAGCCGGAAAACCTTGTTCTCCTGTGTCGCGGCTGTCATCTGTTCGTGCATTCCAGGGCAAATACAGAGCGGCAGTTCATTCGAAATAAGCATTGAAACGGTCGCCGGGTGGACCCTGATTCCATGGCGCGGAAAGCCAGCTGAGGAATGCCCTGACGGCCCGCGTTACAAAGCAATCGGCAACAGCTGGGCGGTCCCTGTCGCTCGCTGGGTGGGGGAGCGCGTTCAGCGCGCCGTGGAGGTGCTGCAATGAGCACCACTCCACGCAAGTTTCAAGGCGTCTGGATTCCAGCAGAGCTCTGGCTGGATCGCAACCTATCCATCACCGAGAAGGTCATGCTGGTTGAAATTGGCAGCCTGCAGGACGACGAGCGCGGCTGCTACGCCAGCAACGCGCACTTCGCCGAGTTCTTCGGCCTGTCCATCTCAAGGGTTTCGGAGATCATCAGCGCACTGGCCGCAAAGGGCCTGGTCGAGATCGAGCAGATCCGTGAAGGAAAGCGGATTGTCGAGCGGCGCATCCGCCTGAAAGACCCCTTCGGAAAACCGAATACCCCTTCGGAAAATGCTGTGAACCCCTTCGGAAAAGGCGATGAACCCCCTTCGGAAAAGGCGAAGGGGAGTAATACACAAGAGAATAATACAGGGAGTAATACATCATCGGAGGTCGATGACGGTTTCGATGCGGCCTGGAAGGCCTACCCGAAGCGCGAGGGGGCTAATCCCAAGAACAAGGCGCACTCGGCCTGGAAGGCTCGCCTGAGGGAAGGGGTTAAGCCGGAGGAAATGCTGGCAGGCGTGGCGCGCTATGCCGCGTTCTGCAAGGTGACCGAGAAAACCGGGACCAGCTATGTGATGCAAGCCGTCCGATTCTTCGGAACTGAGCGCGCCTTCGAGAACGATTGGACCGCAGCGTCTGTCAAAAGCGGCAAGCCGCAAAGCCGCCACCATGGACTGGACGACCTGGACTACGGAAGCGGCGCCAAGGAAACCGTTATCGTCGGGGGGTTCTGATGCAAGCCATGGACATCACTGAAATCGAAAAGCGCTTCGGCATCACGCAGAAACGCCCGGGCAAGTGCGAACACCACGGCGATTACGTCAGCGCTCTGGTGGAGCGCACCGGCAACTGGACGCGGTGCCCTGAATGTTCGCGTGAAGAGCAGAGCCGAGCCGAGCAGGATGAACTGCGCCGGGAGCGTGAGCGCAGGGTGGCGCAGCGCATCGAGGCCCTGATGGGGCGCGCAGCTATCCCGCCGCGCTTCGCCGACAAGACGTTCGACCACTACGAGGCGAAGAGTGCAGGCCAGGCCCATGCCCTGGCAGCCTGCCGCGAGTATGCCGAGACGTTCCCTGACCGCCTCGAAGATGGCCGCTGCCTGCTGCTGCTGGGAAAGCCCGGCACCGGAAAGACGCACCTGTCGGCGGCGATCGCCGGCGAGGTCATCCGCAGGCACGGCATGGCCGCGGTCTACTCGACCATCACGGACGCGATTCGCCGGATCAAAGACAACTGGACGACGCGCGAGCGGACGGAAAGCGAGATCATCGGCCTGTTCGCCTCGCCGGCCCTGCTGGTGCTGGACGAGATCGGCCATGGCTGGGGAAGCGATACCGAGCTGCTTTACCTCTTCGAGATCGTCAACGCGCGCTACCAGGCCAAGAAGCCGACCGTCTTCGCCGGCAACATCGAGAAGGCCGACGTGCGCAAGTGCCTGGGTGATCGCGTGGCTGATCGCCTCAACGAAGGCGGAGGTCGCGCGGTGATCTTCGATTGGGCTTCTGCCAGGCCGGGCCTCTGATGGTATCCTGCGGCGCATAGGGATTTGCGCCCGCCGGACAACCAACACGCCATGGCGTCTATTTTGCGCCAGGAAGCGAGAAAACCATGAGGCTATACCACGCATCGTCTTTTCTGAGATCGTTCATCAGGCGCGAAGATAGGCGCCAGCGATCACGGGACTCAGCGGTAGGGACAGGGTTCGACCAGCTGAGAATGATCGAGGACGTGAGAATGAGCTTGAAGGAACACGCGGCGGGGTACTCCGCCTTGGCGGGGTATACGGGACTGACGCAGTTCTGCGGGGTGAACTTCTTCCAGCTGGCGCCAGACTACCGCGCCTGGTGGTTGGTCGGCGCGGTGTGTGTGCTGGGGATCATCACGAACCGGGGGCGGCACTCACCGCAAGGGTCTCGGTGACCGTGGAACAGGGCTGAGCGTTCTTTCCTCGGCTGTTCGCCCGCTTGCCTCGGCCCTTCAGGTCGGGGCGCCTGTTGCGGATCGCCTCTTGAATGCCCTGGACCGAGTAGCCGAGCCGTTCGGCGGCTACGTCAGTCGGGGTTCCGCTGTCGCGCATCTGGGCGAAGCGCTCCATGTCGCGGTTGGTGATCTTCCGCTCGAACAGGTGGGTATGCTTGTCACTTTGCGGCCATGGGCATTCCAGGCCGCGCCTGGTGAAATACTTGCGCATGTCGGTCGAGCAGCCGAATCCGATCTCGCGCGCCGCCGCCTCGATGCCAATACCCTCGGCGTGCATCCTCCGGCACGCGGCAAGGACTGTCTCGCCGGTGCTGGCGGTGTAGGCCGCCGCCTTTGTGGTCACCTTGATGAGAGGCGCGCCCTTCTCCAGGGCGGACACGCGATCCCTCAATGACTGGCACTCCGCCTGCAGCGATTCCACCTCTCGCTTCGCACGCAAGGCAATGCGCTGGTAGCTCTTGGCCTGCTCGAGCGCCACCTGCAGGCTGTGCTCGAGCTCGGCCATGCGTTGTGCCTGGGCGTTCATTGCTCGACGGCTCCTTGGGTGGGCAGGGAGGTCTGCGCGATGGGGGCGGCGTTCACCAGCTCGAATTCGTAGATGTATTCGTCGCAATTGCAGTCCACGACGTTCGTTTCGCCGACCGGTTCGCAGTGGCATATCAAGTCGCCGAGCTTTTCGTACAGCGTATCTTCCATGCCGTCCGCTACTTCCTGGCGAGTTAGCGCGACGGCGTGAGCATCGCCAGTGTCCGGGTGCTTGAGCTGGAAGCGCATCACCTCGACAGGCTGCGGGGCGGTCTGCTCTACTCGCGCGACTAGCTTCTCGATCACCTCTCGCGCGAGGCCGCCAATGCCGTGCGGAGCGAGCGACCCGCGTTCATCTAGCGCGAGCAGGGCTTTTGCGTTTGCGATCAATGAGTCGTCGGATTGCTGCGGGGCGGTCTGCGCGATGGGGGCGGCGTAGAGTGGTCTATGAGGCCACCAATCAAGACCTTTACCGTTTGTCCAGGTCGAATAGCCGACAATTTCACCGGAATCATTGACGGTAGGCTTTTTGTGTTGCCATGCCACCGGCTGCTGCTCGGTCTGCGCGGGGCGTGTGCGCAACGCTTCTTGGATCATGCGCAGATGCTCGTCGCTGGGCTCGTGACGAAGGTACAAAACAACAGCGCGAGGGTGCCCACTATCCCGGCCTATGCCCGCCAAAGCAGGCCACGCCTTCGCCTCCCGCTCATCCTGCGCCGCAGCTTGCTCTACTGCCGCCTGCCCATCCCTGAACCCCTGCGCTGCGGCTGTGGCCATGTCGACGGCGGTGAAGGTGTCTGTGTGCTCGGCCTTCTGGGATAGGGCGCGGTAGATGCGGGAAGCAAATTCCTCTTCCCAGTAAAGCGGCTGCTCGTCTGACGTGCGCAGGCAGTGCGCCACCTCGGACAGCAGCCCGCGCAGCTTCTCGTTCTCGGCCTGCAGCAGGGCAGGATGGTTGATCTTCGTCATGGTCAGTTTCTCACTCGTCTTCGGGTTCATTGGCTTCGTCGCGCAGCTCCTGCAGGCGGAGCTCGGCGAAGGGGCGCACCAGGTCTTCGGCGAGCTCGTGCGCGATGGTGTATTCGCTCCAGCTGTGCCGGGTCGGCTTGCCCATGAGCGCCACGGCATTGGCGCGGGCCATGCTCACGTCGCCGGAGATCACGGCCAGCACCAGTTGCGCCAGGCGCTTGTCGTCGTCCTGCTCCAGCCGCTCGAGCAGGTGCGCCTGCAGAGCGTCGTCCAGCTTGTCGGTGCCGAGCACGGTGCGGCCGGCAATCTTCAGGTCGTCGCCCTTCACCAGGTTCTCGGTCGCGTCATAGAGCCAGTTGGCGCCGTCGACGGTTTCGAGGAAGGCCGGCGCATCGTCCGGCAGCTGGTGGTCATGGGCAGCCTGGGCGAGCTTCATCGTGTCGATGCCGCGGCAGTAGTTGGTGATGGTCATGCTCCGGCTCCCTTGGCGATCCAGTAGGCGATCATGCCGCCGAAGCCTACCAGCAGCACCAGGCTTCCGATCACGGCGTCGACGATCGGGTGCCGGTGCGCGAACTGGCAGGGCAGGCCTTCGCGCTGGCGGGCGATCTCCTGCTCGAGCTGGGCACGGTTCAGGCGGGTGGCTTGGGTCATGCTGTAATCCTCGTGATGGTGTTGCGGTGCTCGGCGGCATTCTCGACCAGCGCCGTGATCAGGTCGTAGCGCTCCGGGGTGATCATGCCGCTGTAGTAGAAGGCGCACTGCAGGAAGCCCAGCAGGTAGACATGGGCATTCTGCGATTGCCGGTCACCGCCGAAGCGAATGGTCATCAGCTCGCGGCGGATCAGCTCGATCATGTGCTTGTCCATGGCTCACCCCAGCAGGTAGACGGCGCGCGGCGAAGGATTGCGCGCAGCATGGGCGGCAGCTTTGGCGCGGATCTGCTCGATGCGATGGGGCTGGATCATGTCGGCGCAGTGCAGGGTGATGCGCGGGGCGCGGTTGAGCGCATGGCTCAGGCGCTGGCGATAGGTCGGGATGCGTTTCATGGCGATGGCCTCAGTGGTTGGTTGATCTCGACAGCGCCCTCGGCGAAGGCGCTGGCGGCATCAGAACCAGACGCGGCGCGACATCAGGATCGCCGTGCCGGCGATATGCGGCAGGCTCTCCGGGTCGGTGCCTGGCTCATGCGTCAGCACGTTGTTTCGGTAGATGGCCGTGGCCTTCTCGTTGCGCGGCAGCCCGTCCAGAAGGCCGCTGTCATCGACGAACATATCGGTGCGCTGCCCTTCGTGGAGCACGGCGACATGCTCAAGGAAGCGGCCGGCGCCAAGGACTGGCTCAACCAGGTCGCGGATTGCGTAGTAGCCAGGCTCTTGCGGCCAGTCGAGCTCGCGCTGCTCTTCGGTGTCGTCGACGTGGATGATGGTGGCGGTGGTTTTCATGGGCTTTTGCCTCTTGGTTGTTGGGCGCTATGCGCCGGTTGATGCTCGGCGAACCGGGCGGGTGGGTTAAGCAGATGCGAGCAGCTTCGGGACTTCGCGCATGGCGACATCGAGCAAGCCCTTGAAGTAGCGGGCGGTGTTGCCTTCCTGATCGGCAACGATGGTGTCCATGATCACCTTCGGCTCAACGCCAGCCTTCTTCGACATGAGGTCAAGCGCTTCCATGGTGGCGAGCGCGGCAATCTTGGCGGTCAGTTCAAGGTTCATTGCTATGGCCTCTCGGTCGGTTTATGTCCGGTATTCGCTACCGTGTTGGTGAAGATTATGGACTAACCGGAAGAAGAAGCGCAACACATAGAAGTGTAAAGATCGCGCAATAGCTGTCGGTGTCTCGCGCAATACTTGCGAGCAGACACGAAAGGCGGATATACTTCGCTGGCAGCCTGATCAGTTGTTCGATCAATAGCAAGGTCCGAGCTGAAAGTGCTGATCAGCCTGCTCTCATTCACACAACCGAGGCATCAGGTATGGAAGACCGCGAACTGTTGGAGCTGGCGACGGTCTGTTTCTCTGCTACAATGGCGATGTCGCTGACCCCGACATGCAACACCGCATAAATCACCAATAGCAGGCAAGAACCGTCTTTCGGACTGGTCTGGGCCGGCAGGTATTGGGTTATTGGTGCCCATTGCGTGCCTGTCCGGGGGTCAACCAGATCAGTCCAAAGGACGGTTTTTCATTTCTGGGCGAGGCGTTTGTAGCGCTTCCCTCGGCGACACAAGCAAAAGCGAACATCGCCAAGAAGTGAATTCGTCATCCCGACCTTGGACCAGGGACAAACAGCGTCAGAGGGCACGAGCTGCATGCGGGTTGCAGCCGAGGGGCGTGTGGAACCGAGCGCGGTACATCGGTTGGCTGATATGGGTGATGACGAGCCGATAGGTAAAGCTGATGCTTGCGGGTTTCCATAGGTGCCCACAAGCGGTCATAAGACGAGATCAACCTGATGAAATGGGCAAAGGCCAAAGACAAGGACGGCAATGTCCTCGATCGCGTGGCTATCAGTGACGCCGGTTACAAGGTTGCGCGCTTCACCATCGCCGGCCAGGATCAGTACCGCGCCAGCCTATCGGGCGAGTTCCTGCACTTCCCCGTTACTGACCCCAAGGAAGCGCAGGCTGTGTGCGAACGTCATTACATGATCACGGGCGCCAGGCTGTAAAGACGGTGGTGTTCCCATCGTCACCGGTCTGGTCGCCGAAAGCAGCCCACCAGCGGCGGCCAGTTCGGAATTCCCACTCTCTTCTCCTGCGGTTGCCTTCATACCTATTCGGTTCGATAATCAGACCGACATAACACATGGGGCACAGGGCGTCAGTATGTCAACGTGGCTATTGGCCTACGCCCGGTAACGCCAACGACAATTGAATTTGAGGCAGATCAATGAAGAAGGGAGACGAATCGGCAGCACCCAGGAAGTCAGCGAATAGGGCCCAGGTAGCAAAGCCCGCGAAGAAGATGGGTCGACCGACTGACTATTCTCCAGAATACGCTGAGCAGGCGAAGAAACTGGCAGTGATGGGGTTTGACGATGAGGATGTTGCGTTCTTCTTCGGTGTAAACCTGCTAGACCTTGCCTTGTGGGCTGTTAGGCATCCCGACTTCCTCGCGGCAATGTCCCCTGCCGATGAGGAAATTGAAGCCTATCGGTCGAAGCGGCGCGAAAGGGCTGAAAAGAGAAACGCATGGAAGCGCAAGGCGATAGCTAGCAGCCCTTCCAAGCGCGTTGAAAACAGTACGAGGGCTAGGATTTACGCGGCGCTGAAGGGTAGAGGCGATGGTGCCCTCTTCGGCCGGCTCGGTTATAGCGCCGACGCACTTGTCGCTCATATCGAGGCTCAGTTTGCGCCAGGTATGAGCTGGCAGAATTACGGGAAGTGGCATATCGACCACAAGAAGCCTGTGGCCCTGTTCGATCAGACCGAAGAAGCGCAATTTCTAGAATGCTGGGCGCTCGATAACCTTCAGCCGCTATGGGCTCTGGATAACGCCAAAAAGGGGGCAAGATATGTCGGCTCCTAAAGGGAATCAGTATGCGAAAGGCAACAAGGGCGGTGGACGCCTGAGCACCTACCAAGCAAAGTATGCGCAGCAGGCTAAGAAGGCGTGCGAGGCCGGCTTTACCGACAAGGAAATTGCGGAGCTTCTTGGTTGCAATCAGAGCACGCTGTATCGGTGGAAGGCTGAGCATGAAGAGTTTGCGCAAGCCCTAAAGGTCGGAAAGTGCAAAGCAGACGATCGAGTTGAGCTTTCCCTCTACCATCGCGCGCTCGGCTACAGCCATCCAGAGGTTGATATCAGGGTGGTCGAAGGTCAGATCGTCCAGACCCCATTGATCAAGCACTACCCGCCGGACACGACTGCCGCGATCTTCTGGCTGAAGAACCGCCGCAAGGAAGAGTGGCGCGACAAGGTGGACGTTGACCACGGCATTCAAGAGGACAGCCCGCTCGCGTCGTTGTTCGCCCAGCTGGCCGGCAAGACCCTGAAGCCAGGGGGTTCTGAATGACCGACAGCAAGAAGCCGGCCCTTGCGCCTGTCGTCACGATCCACCCACATACGCTACGCGACGTGCCGGCTGTGCTGCGCTCGATAGCTGATCGCATTGAAGGAGGCGAGTTCGGCGATGCGACGCAATGCGCGGTGGTGCTGAACGGCGATATGCTGGAGATATTCGCCATCGGAGACTGCGACCCGACCGACGCCCATTACCTGCTCTGCTGCGGCGCCGCCCGCATGCAGGAGCCGCTGCTTCGCAAGGGCCTGGGCGCTGATGGCTGAGCGCGTCGAGTTTCCGCCCATCGAGGAGCTGGACCCGGCCCTGCTCGAGCAGGCGCTGGCCGATCCTCTTTGGCGGCTGGACAACCTCTACATGGTGAAGACCAAAGAGGACGAGGA